CCAGAGCCAGAGCCAGAGCCGGAAAAACCAGCTGCACCTGAATCTAAGCGTGGTGCTAAGGGGAAATAATGCTTTCTCTGGAACGTGCAAAACAACAGGTGAGACTGGATCAGGATTTCCATGATGAAGATGAGTTGCTGAAATCTTACATTATTGCCGCCGGCCGCCTGGTGGAAAATCATACCAGGCGCACCTTAATCACGGATTCTGATGAAAGCCCGGATCCGGAAATAACCTTGATTTATAACGGTGATATTGAAGTCGCTATGCTCCTGCTGGTGGGTAACTGGTATGCAAACCGCGAATCAGTTGTAACCGGTGAATCCGTGGCGGTGTTGCCGATGGCGGTTGATGCGCTGCTGCAACCTTATGTGAGGTACCTGGAATGAGCGGGTTACGTGCCGGTGAACTCAACAAACGCATCACCCTGTACCGGCCGGAGGTGGTGACCGGTGATCTCGGTGATTCCCGTACCGAACTGACGAAAGTCATCACGGTGTGGGCCAAAGCCGAGGCGATATCCAACCGTAAAATCCGGACGGCAGAGCAGGATCAGGTCATCGAAACCATGCAGTTTACTGCGCGGTCACGCACGGATGTGCAAATCGACTGGGTGATTGAATACCAGAACCGGTTTTTTACAGTCCGTGCCTGTGACCGTAATGACCCTGCGAAACTGATTATTACCACGGAGGCAGACATACGACATGATCGAAAGTGACCTTAAGTCGTCTCTTTCCGCTATCACCGCAATGCCCGTTTTTCCCCTGTTGTTACCGAAAGATGCACAGGAAGGTATTACCTTTCAGCGCATCAGTGATCCGCGGTATTCCGCTGGTATGGTCACCACTCATCTTATCGTGGCGCGTTTTCAAATCAGTATTCACGTGCTGAATGATTACGGAAAAGCCCTGCAGCTGGATAAAGCCATTCGTGATGCCTGGGAGCCAATCCAGCATGGTTACATCGGTCATTATCCGGTGCAGACCGTGCAGCGTGGTGGTTTTCAGCAGGGGCGGGAAGAGCTGACAAAAAACACCGTCCGCTGGTCAGTCATGCGGGATTTTATTATCACTTATCCGGAGGATGTATCGTGAGAACTACGGTTAAGGTTTCCGGCCTTGACGGGCTGGAAGCGGAGCTGATGAATCTCGGGGAAAAGCTGACATCCAAAATACTGCGCGATGCAGGCCGTGAGGCGATGACCGTTGTTGCTGAGGATATGAAACAGTACGCCGGTTATGACAGCAGTCACGACGATGACCACATGCGGGACAGCATCAAAGTCAGAACCACTGACCGGATGAAGGATAAAAAATACATCACCCTGATGACCGTTCGCGTGGGTCCGTCAAAAGCGCACCACATGAAGGCGCAGGCTCAGGAATTCGGGACATCAAAACAGATCCTGCGTCCGTTTATACGCCCTGCGCTGGATTATCACCGTAAAGATATTTTAAACACCCTTGCCGCCGCCATACGCGCCGGTATTAATGAAAACCGTTAACCTGGAGAACTATTATGGCCGGAGAAAAATCCTCCCCGGAATACGCCATGTTGCCCGCCGGTACCATCGTAAAATTCGGTGAGGCCGGTGATACCGTCGACAAAATGAAAGCGCTGATTAACTGTAAAGCGCTGGGGGCTACCGGGCTTACCGGTGGTTTTATTGACTGCACCACCCTGAAAGATACCAACAAACAGTCGATTTCCGATCTGCCGGAAGGGCCTGAAAAATCACTCGGGTTTATTGATGATCCCGGCAATGCTGATTTCGCCGCGTTTCTCAATGCTGCCGAGCAGCGTAAGACCGTGCAGTTTTATTTTGCACTGCCGAACGGGCGTACAGCGACAATGATCCTCGCGTTGTCAGGCTGGGAAATGAACGACATCAGCGCCCCAGCCAGTGAGGTGATCCAGATTACCGTGAAAGGTAAGCAGAACAACATCACCTGGGGAACCACCACTGTCACACCACCAACAGGAGACGGAGAATAATGAATCTTAAATCAGCCCTGTTAAAACCGGATTCACACACGGAAAAACACACACTCTTCGGTACAGAAGTTTATCTGCGGCGTCTCACTGTCGGGGAGCTTGACCGCTACGAAAAAGAGCGCAAGGCTGCCTTTGATGCCGGTGATTATTCCGGGGTCACCCTTGCGGGGGCCGGTCTGATTTTGTCAGCTATCTGTGATGAGAACGGAACCCCGATCAGTGCGGAAAATCTACCGACGGCAGAAGAACTTATTGATGCACACAGTAATCCTGTTTTTGTGGATGCAATGAATACCCTGCAAAAATATTGCTACGGGACCATTGAGGACGCGAAAAAAAACTGACGGACTCACCCCGCCTCTATCTGTTATTTCAGCTGGCAGACCGGTGGGGGGAACCTGACCCCCGGAAACTGGCTGACATGCCCGCCGATCTGCTCAATCACTGGCGGGCTTTTTTTATGCTGGAAGAAGAGGCTGCGGGTGAGGCCGGGGAAAACACAGTGGTACCAACGGTATCACCGGATATCAGCACGCAGTGCAATGATGTAATGAGGATCTTAAATGGCTGACGTTGCAAGTTTAGCGGTTGCGTTACACCTCAACGCAGCCAGTTTTAAGTCTGATGTGGAGGATGCCTATAACAGTGCATCCGCCAGCTCAAAAAAATTCACACAAAATATCGGCAGGGAGTCGGCTAAAACGGCCGAACAGATTTCTCAGGTTTCAACTGAGGCTCAGCGGGCAGGTAACAGCATTGCGCGAATGAGTAACTCCGGAGCCAGAGGCGGGTTCGCACATTTGCGGACATCGCTGACCAATATTTCATCCGGCGCGAATGTCGCCGGCTCATCTATTCTCAGTGCCTTTATTCCGGCACTGGAACGGGCCGCCAATGACGTTGATCGCCTTAAAATGTCTATGGGCGAGAAGCGGCAGATGGATATTGCTGCTGCAAATGACGCAGTAAAAGTCGCTGAAAGTCACATTAAACAGGCTAACAGCGCCAAAGAAGCAGCAATGCAGCAGATGAAAATGGGCCATAAAATGCGCGAGTCTGCCAGGTATCAGCGTGAACTGGCAATGGTGCAGAATGCCCACATGGAAAAAATGCGGGAAGTTAACCTCGCAAACGGTATGTCCGCCGATGCAATAGACAAGCAATACAGCAAAGAGCGGGCGATCAATGACAGAAAGATAGCGAATGCAAACGCCTTGGCAGAAAAAGCCAGGGATCGTCTCAGATCCGGCTCGGCAGCGCTGGCCGCTGCGGAAGCTGACGAGGCACTGGGTAAGCAAAAACTGACAGCGGCGACCACGCAGCTGGCCGGTGCAAGTAAAGAGCTGACATTTGCACAGCGGGCATCAGCACAGGCAGGCGGCCTGCTGAAAAACACCTGGGCTATGCTGGGTGGAACACTCGGCATTGGTTTGATGGCCGCCGCCGGTGCTGCCACTTATCTGTATTCACAATACAAAGAAGCGGAAGAACGGCAAAAGGCGTTTAATGCCGCTATTCAAAAAGGTGGGGCGGGACTGAATAATTCGGTATACCAGCTGCGCACACTGGCTAATCAGCTGGGCGGAACGGCGGAAGCGTACAAAACAGTGACGGCGGCAGCAACAGCCGGTTTTTCCGGCTCTATGCTGCGTGAAATATCTGAATTCGGTGTGCAGCTGGAAAAATCCGGGGGCAGCGCCGACCTTCTGATTACTAAACTGTCATCCATTAATGAGCAGCCGCTGCAAAGTCTGCGTCAGCTTATCAATGAAGGTCTGGTTTTTGACGAAGCTACCATAAACAGGATTGCGCTGCTGGAACGTCAGGGGGATGTTGAAGGGGCAAAAGAGCTGGCCAGAAAAAGCGCCCTGAATGCCACTAAAACACTGAATGAAGAACAGATCAGGGTCAATGCTATTCATGAGAAAGGCGTTAAGGATATTGAAGATCGCTATCGTTCACTGACCAGTTTCATGTCTGAATCCTCTTACGCCGCAGCACAGGTGCAGACCTCTGCTATGAATGCCATGATCCAGGAAAAACTGGTGTGGCAGATTGGTGCAACAATAAAAGGGATGCAGCAGGAGCAGCAGCAAAAGGAGCAGATAAAAAACACCCGTGAGCAGTTAGATGCGCAGTTGCAGTTAAACTCGGCGTATAAAGCGGGTGCTGATAAGCATGCGGAAAAACTGAAACTGCAGAATGCCGCCCGTGAGCAGCTGAAATCCGGTCAGATGGATGCAAAGCAGTTTGAGCAGACAATGAAGGGGATTGACAGCCTTTACAGTTCGCTGGATAAGAAGGGGCGCGGCGGCAGCGGTATTCCGGAGGGGCAGCGCCGTGCGCAGCAGCTGATGGAACAAACCGCCACACTCAGGGCACAGCTTGCTGAAAATGAAAAGCTGACCGCATCCGAAAGTAAGCTGATTGCATTTGAGCAGGAGCTGGTCGGCCTGGCAGGTAAAAAACTGAATGCCGCTCAGAAGAGTGTGATGGAAAACGCCGGGTCCATTCGTACCCAGTTACAGCTCAACGCCGGGCTTGAACGGGAAATTGCCCTGAAAGGGCTGCGTAAAAAGTTTGATGATCAGAACTTTGAAATAACGCAGCGTACCTGGGCCATGCAGCAGGAAGCGGATAATCAGCGCCTGCAAGTCATTATGCCGACAGCGGATTATAACCTGATGCTAGAAGAGCAGAGGATTGCGGATGACTTTCGTCAGCGCCGCTATCAGCTGGAAAAAGAAATTTCGGATAAAACCTCTCAGTTATACAAAGATCAGACGGCCGTCCTGAATGCCGAACAGCAAAAGCAAACAGACATTGTCCGGCAGGCTGCAAAAGATAAATATAAAGCAGAAGGCGATTGGCAGTCAGGATTAAAGCGGGGCTGGCAGGATTTCAGTGACAGTAGCGCAAATGCGTTTGAAATGATGCGTAGCGCGTCAACCAATGCACTTAACAGCACATCATCTCTGTTTACAGATTTTCTTACCACTGGACGGGCAAGTTTCACTGACTTTACGAAATCCATTCTCACCGATATCACAAAAATGATTGTCCAGATGACCATTTTTAATGGTCTGAAAAATGGATTAAGTGGCACCTGGTTTGGTGATTTCATGGGAATGGGGGCTGTAGCTAATGCGACCGGCGGCGTGTATCACTCTTCAGGATTGAGCGCATACAGCAACAGCATTGTCAGCTCTCCGACAGTGTTTCCGTTCGCCAAAGGCGGCGCACCCAATATCGGACTGATGGGCGAAGCCGGATCTGAGGCGATTATGCCACTGAAGCGCGGGCCGGACGGTAACCTTGGTGTGCGTGCCTATGGTGGTAGTAGTGCCGGTGGTGCTGTACCTGTGGTTAATATCCACATCGACAGTAACGGAAATCAGCAGGTTCAGGCATCCGGTGGTCTTGAGCGGTTCGGCAGAGATATAGGGCAGTATGTCGACCAGCGGTACCGCGCACTGATGGACAGGGACACTCGTCCCGGCGGGGCTGTCTGGAATCTGGCTAAGGGGGGGAGATGATAGAAACATTCACCTGGAGTCCGCGCCTGAATCCGCAGGGCGATATCTCCTTCAGAACCCGTAAGGCGAAGTTTGGTGACGGTTATGAACAGGTTTGCGGTGACGGCATTAATCCCCGCAGCCAGAAGTGGTCACTGAATTTTACCGGGACGGAAAGTTATATCCGACCAATCCGTGATTTTATTGACCGGCACGGCGGAATCCGTGCTTTTCAGTGGACACCTCCACTGGAGGATACCGGATTGTATCGCTGTGATGATCCGAAACTCACCCCGCTAGGTGGTGACAACTATTCACTTTCTCTCACTTTTACCCAGGCCTTTAAACCATGATCACAAGCGATTACCAGAAGCTGGAACCGGGTAATGCCGTCCGGCTTTTTGAGGTTGACGGTACCGCGTTCGGTGCACCGGATATTTTGCGGTTCCATGCATACAATATTCCTCATACTGAGGCAGAAATTGCAGCAGCCGGTGGGGATCCGGAAAAGTTACCGGCGAAATCAATCTGGTGGCAGGGTGAAGAGTACAGAGCTTGGCCGGTGCAGCTCGAGGGTCTGGAAGCTTCAACAACCGGATCCGGTGCGCAGCCGAAGTTATCGGTGGCAAACCTCGATGGGTCAATTACCGCGCTCTGCCTGGCATATGATGACATGCTGAAGGCTAAAGTCACGATACACGATACTCTGGCGCACTATCTGGATGCGGCAAACTTTCCGGACGGTAACTCGTCAGCAGATCCGACCCAGGAAAAAGTCTCGGTCTTTTATATCGACAGTAAATCATCGGAAACTAACGAAGTTATCGAGTTTGAATTAGCCAGTCCGATGGATTTACAGGGGGTACTGATCCCGACGCGGCAACTGCATGCAATGTGTACCTGGTGCATACGCGGCAAATACAAATCCGGTGACGGTTGTGATTATGCCGGTCAGAACGGGTATTTTGACAAACACGGCAACCGCGTGGATGACCCAGCACAGGATCAGTGCAGTGGTATGCTGAATACCGGTTGCTTCCCCCGTTTCGGGAAAAATAATCCGATCCCGTTCGGTGGCTTTCCGGGAACCTCATTACTGAGGAAATAATGATGCGTAAAAACATTCAGGCAGCCATTTTTGCCCACGCAGAACGTGAATACCCCCGCGAGTGCTGCGGGGTGATCGCGCAAAAATCCCGTGTAGTGAAATACTTTCCCTGCCGAAATATTGCAGCCACACCGGAAGAGCACTTCGTATTATCGCCGGAGGATTACGCTGCCGCCGAAGATTGGGGAACGGTGACCGGTATTGTTCACAGTCATCCGGATGCCACTACCCAGCCGTCAGAACTGGATAAAGCACAGTGCGATGCCCTCGGTGTGCCGTGGTATATCGTCAGCTGGCCGGAAGGGGATCTGCGGACTGTTCAGCCACGCGGTGATCAGCCATTACTCGGTCGGCCGTTTGTGCTTGGGTTTACTGACTGCTGGGGGCTGATTATGAGTTGGTTCCTGCAGGAGCGCGGCATTGAACTGCCGGATTACCGGGTCGACTATCCCTGGTGGGAGCAGGGCGAAAATCGTTACGCCGATAACTGGCGGGAAGCGGGATTTATTCAGGTTGATGATCCGCAACCCGGTGATGTGATAGTGATGCAGGTACAGGCACCGGTCGCTAATCATGCCGGTATTCTGCTGGCTGATAATATGCTGCTGCATCATTTATACAGGCATTTGAGCCAGCGGGTGCCGTATGGCGGTTATTGGCGTGATCGCACAGTTATGGTACTGAGACACAAAATATTCATGACTGACTGATCCGTTATGGTTATTCTTATCAGTATATTCTGTTAATTGGTGAAATTATGAAGAAGATACTAACTGTTACTATTGCATTACTTTTATCTGGTTGTGTTGCGCGGCCAACAAATATTGAAGTACAAAATGCAGATTACGGTGAAAAACCCAGTAAAGAACTATATGAATCCAAAGTGAAGTCATATCAGGAAGGTCAATTAAAAGACCCCATGTCAGCAGTATATTCATTCAACGAACCAAGGAAAGGTTGGTGTATATTCAATAGCAAAGTAAATTTTGGTTGGATTGTTGATTATACACTTAATGCCAAAAACGCATATGGTGGTTATGTAGGGGCGAAACCAGAGTTTACTATTATACAAAATAATACTGCATGGCACATGCCATATTATTTAAAAGATAATTGTGGTTACCAGTAATATTTAATAACCCGCTCCGGCGGGTTTTTTATGGGGTAAATATGTCACAGGAAATAATGGCAAAAATAGAGCTGGGTGGTGTATTGGGTAAAACCTTCGGTAAAACGCATCAGCGGCTTGTCTGTACCACGTCCGAAGCCGTTCGTGCGCTGTGCTGCACCATCCCGGGCTTTGAACAGTTCCTGAATACCAGCAAATCGCGCGGCTTAACCTATGCGGTATTTCGCGGGAAAAAGAATATCGGGGTGGATGACCTGGGTTTTCCGGTGACGGATGATGTTATCCGGATTGTGCCTGTCGTGGTTGGTGGCAAGAGTGGCGGATTGCTGCAGGTTATTTTCGGTGCGGTGCTGGTGGCTGCTGCGTTCTGGACCGGAGGTGCATCAATGGCCGCATGGGGGGCGCTACAAACAGGGATGGCCATGACCGGTGCGTCCATGATGCTCGGTGGTGTTATTCAGATGCTGTCCCCGCAGCCAAACAGTATAGCCATGAAAGACCAGGGCGAAAACAAACCGTCCTATGCGTTCGGTGCACCGACCAACACCGTTTCTCAGGGCTATCCGGTACCGATCGGTTACGGTAAACGCCGTATCGGCGGAGCCGTTATCTCAGCCGGAATTTACGTCGAAGATCAGCAGTAACCCTTTCTCAGTTTTTCAGCAGGAATCCCACAATGACACAAATCACAGGCCGCAAAGGTGGCGGCGGCAGCCCGCGCACACCCGTCGAACAGCCGGACGATTTACAGTCCGTTGCCAAAGCCAAATTGCTGATCGCCCTCGGTGAAGGGGAATTTGCCGGGGAACTGACCGGAAAGAATATTTTTCTGGATGGTACCCCGCTGCTGAATGCTGACGGATCAGAAAACTTTCCCGGCGTGGTGTGGGAATACCGTCCCGGCACCCAGGCACAAACCTATATTCAGGGGATGCCGGCGGCGGAGAATGAAATCACCGTTGGTACCACTGTGCAGAGCAGCACGCCATGGGCACATACGTTTACTAACCCGCAGTTGTCTGCGGTCCGCGTCCGCCTGAAATGGCCGTCCCTGTTCCGCCAGGAGGATAACGGGGACATGGTCGGGAATGAGGTGAAATACGCCGTTGATTTGCAGACTGACGGCGGCAGCTGGAAAACCGTTGTTGATGGCCGCGCAAAAGGCAAGACCACCTCGGGTTATGAGCGCACCCATCGTATTGATCTGCCGCAGTCGGCCACATCCTGGACACTGCGGGTACGGAAAATCACTGAAGATGCCAACAGCGCCAAAATAGGCGATACCATGGTGTTACAGAGCTACACCGAGGTGATTGATGCCAAACTGAGGTATCCGCATACCGCGCTGCTGTATATTGAATTTGATTCAAAGCAGTTTAACGGCTCGATCCCGCAGGTCACCTGTGAGCCGAAGATGCGGGTTATCCGTGTGCCGTCGAACTATGATCCGGAACAACGGACGTATTCCGGTACCTGGGACGGTTCATTTAAGTGGGCGTGGACCAATAACCCGGCATGGATATTTTACGATATCGTGATTTCCGATCGCTTCGGCCTCGGCGACCGCATCAAAATGCAGAATATCGATAAGTGGGAGCTGTACCGGGTTGCGCAGTATTGTGATCAGCCGGTGCCGGATGGTAAGGGCGGCAGTGGTACCGAACCGCGTTATGTCTGTGACGTGTATGTGCAGGATCGCAATGAAGCCTATACAGTGCTGCGTGATTTTGCTGCCATTTTCCGGGGTATGACCTACTGGGGCGGCAACCAGATTATCACCCTGGCGGATATGCCGCGTGACATTGATTACAGCTACACGAAAGCCAACGTACTCGACGGGAAGTTCACCTATTCCGGCAGCAGCAGTAAGGCCCGTTATTCCTCCGCGCTGGTGTCGTACTCAGATCCGCTGAATGGCTATGCCGATGCGATGGAGCCGGTGTTTGAAAATGAGCTGGTTTACCGGTTCGGTTTTAATCAGCTGGAAATGACCGCTATCGGCTGTACCCGTCAGTCAGAGGCCAACCGCAAAGGCCGCTGGGGCATCCTTACTAATAACAAAGACCGCGTGGTGACATTCGGTGTGGGGATGGATGGCAACATTCCGCAGCCTGGCTACATCATCGCTGTGGCGGATGAAAACCTGTCCGGGAAAGTGACCGGCGGCCGCGTCAGTGCGGTGAATGGCCGGAGTATCACACTCGACCGCAAACCGGATGCTGCGCCGGGTGACCGGCTGATGCTGAATCTGCCGTCCGGTAAATCACAGGCCCGCACTATCCAGATGGTCACGGATAACGTGATCACCGTTACCACGGAATACAGTGAAACGCCGGAACCGGAATGTGTCTGGGTGAGGGAGTCAGATGAGCTGTACGCCCAGCAGTACCGGGTGGTGAGCGTGACTGAGAATGATGACGGCACGTTCACCATATCTGCGGCGATGCATGATCCGGACAAATACGACCGGATAGACACCGGCGCGGTACTCGATGAGCGGCCAATCAGTGTTATTCCGCCCGGCAACCAGTTCCCGCCGAAAGATATCACTATCAGCTCTTATTCTGTTGTTAACCAGGGGATCAGCATTGAAACCATGCAGGTTACCTGGTCACCGGCAGAGAACGCGATTGCTTATGAGGCGCAGTGGCGGCGTGATGACGGAAACTGGATCAATGTGCCGCGCAATGCCACCACTTCATTTGACGTGCCCGGGGTCTATTCAGGCCGCTATCTGGTGCGGGTCAGGGCGATTAATGCAGCGGAAATCTCCAGCGGCTGGGGGTATTCAGAGGAAACCCGGCTGACCGGGAAAGTGGGTGATCCGCCGATGCCGCTGAACTTCCGGGCATCCACACTGGTATTCGGGATCAAACTGAACTGGGAGTTTGGGAAATTTACGGAAGACACCCTGAAAACTGAAATTCAGTACAGCAAAACCAACGATGGTCAGAATCTGTTGCTGCTGGCTGATGTGCCGTACCCGTCCCGCTCTCACGAACTGGCCGGTCTGGCCGCCGGTACCGCGTTTTATTTCCGTGCCCGGCTGGTGGATAAAACCGGTAACCAGTCCCCCTGGACTGAGTTTGTACGCGGTGTGGCCGAGTTCGATGCATCGACCATTATTGACGAGGTAGCCGCCGGGCTGGGCGACTCAGCCATCATCAAAGACCTGCAGTCGCAGGCAGATGATAATTTTGAGGCCATCATCAACAACGCCAACAACGCTTACGGCCAGTGGGGCTACTGGCAGCGCGAAACCGGCGCGATGAAAGCAGAAATTATCGAAGTCCGCAACTACACAGTCACGGAAACCACTGCACTTGCAGAGAAACTGGACGCGGTTAAGGTGACTGCAGACGACAGTTTCGCCATGGCACAGAACTCTATCCGCGCACAGTGGGATATGGCATCCGGCGAAGCGTCAGTGGTTCACGATATGAAAGTCCGCATTCATTACAACGGTGAGGATTATTCTGCCGGCATGGTTATCGGGGCCGAGTTGAAAGGTGGGGAGGTGAGCACGCTTATCGGTTTTAACGCGCAGAAGTTCGCATTTTATAACCCGTCCAGTAAATCCATGGATCTGTTTATGTACATGGAGGGCGGGCAGATCTTTATGCGTGAGGCGTTCATTAATCAGGCGTGGCTTAACGAGGTTGTCGTTACAGACAAAATGCAGTCGGAGAACTATGTGCCGGGTAAAGCCGGATTCCTGATTGATGCGAAGAGCGGGAATGCTGAATTTAACAGTGCGACATTTCGTGGAACTCTTGATGTCCGCAGCGCGGCATCAGGTGGGCGGATGGAAATTAATAATCAGGCAATCTCTGTCTATGATACCGGAAATGTACTGCGGGTTAAGCTGGGGAAACTGTAATGTCATACGGATTATACGTAAACCCGCAGAATGGCGGAAAACCCTTTCAGCTGGACGATTCTGATTGCCAGATGCTGACCAAACTAAAGCATGCTCGCTTAATGCAGGGGCGTCTTGAAATTCCTTTTCCTAAAGATGAGTGGGTTTATAACAAAGATAAACGGGCCTATTACACACCGGTTCCCGGGATAGGAAATTATGATGCCTTTCTGGTGGTTAAAAAAGGGACTCAAAGCGGTTATAAGCAGGGTTTGAATGGCGCGTGGCCAAACTGGATAGACAGGGCGTGGCTTGCCGATGGTGGTTTGTACGTCGATCCGAAAGGTGGCCAGGTTTATCCTGTCTGGGATGACCCATATCAGGAATATTTTGCATTTGATGTGTTCGGTACTCCTAAGCGTACGGCAGCAGATAATGCATACGGTATTCAGTTGATGGGAATGAACGGGGTAACCACACTGTCAGATTTTACCAAAACCGGATATTGCGTCTGGGCCGGTGAAGTATATGCGCCAAGACATGCAGGAATATCAGTACCAGGGATCAACATTGGCGATGAATATCGTTACTCAACATACGCCAGGCCAAAATACGGAGAAGTCATTTTAACAAGAATGGGTGGGTCAATAAGGGCAGATCGAGAAACCACGTTACAGGTTGCTGTCTTTGACCATCAGCCGGATTTGTCAAGGATGAGTGGATGGGGGGTGGAAATCTATAACAGCGGGGGGCAGGTCACCTATAACACCAGGTACGCACCAATGCTCGGCGGTCAGGTTCTTGACGGCAATAAAGGCGGGTATTCCAAATATGCCCGCCCGATATACAACATAGGCACTTATGGGAGTTATATCCGGGAAATTATCAAAGAATCGTATTTTCTGAATGCCTGTGGGTTGAAAATATCAGGAAACCGGTACGATGTTGTGTCTTTTGGTGAAGTAGCAATGGGGCATCAGGGGACTGCTAATGCGGGCTATGGTGTCATAAACGGAGTCTTCAATATGCATTGTCTTGATGGCGACCGATATTTTTAATCAGCAAAAATCTCAATCCAAATAACCGCTCCGGCGGTTTTTTTTCGTCTGAAATTTAAGGAAACCCCATGATTTACACCGACGGCACCATAGCCATTAAAGCCGGTTCACCGATTGTGACCGGCACCGGCACACAGTGGAAAAAGAACATTCACGGCGTGGCACCCGGCCAGCTTATCAGCATTGAGAACGGTACAACACCGGTCAGCATGATGATCCGCGCGGTAAACAGTGACACCGAACTGGTGTTGTCATTCAATTCCACGGTAACGCTCAGCGGCGCAAAATACTCTATCGCCACCACGGTACCGGATACCATTTCAGATGCGGCCCGCACCATGTCAGCGAACCAGGGCTATATCGTTTATTTTCTCCAGGCAATGCAGCAGTGGATGACAGACACCGGTCAGGTGGAAATTGAGCTGCCGAACGGCCAGAAGGTGACGCTGGATAGCATTAAAGCTCTGAATGAAGCCATTAAAAATATCAACGATAAGGTTGATGGCATAAAAATCCCGGATGCAACCACGGAACAAAAAGGTATTGTTCAACTTTCATCGTCAGTCGGAGTATCAACAACAACAGTGCCGCATGAGAAAGCGGTCAGTGATGCGCTGGGTAAAAAAGCGAATTCGAGCAGTCTTGGAACTGCCGCGGGGAAAAACACAGGGACCGCATCCGGTAATGTTATGGAAGTTGGTGCATTTGGTCTTGGCCGTTATAGTGGTGGCACAGTTAATGCGGATGAACCTGCGAATAATGGCTTTTTTTGGATTAGGAACATACCGACTATTGAACCATATATTGTTCCTGCAATAGTTTCGTGTGCTGGGGATAATCATCAGCACCGTATTTTACTTGGAGCCAGAGCAGAAAAAATAATAGTGAGATCTATGTTAGAGGGGGTATGGCGAGGTACGTATTTTATGCTCCACTCCGGGAATACCACAAAAGATCCCAATGGTTTTATAAAATCAGCCTCCCCCATTATCCAAATCCACCCGGACGGCAATTACGAAACCAACGACGAATCCGAGGGTGCATCTGTCTATCACACCGGCACCGGCCAATATCATATTACCGGTATCCTCGGTTATAACTCCGATGGTGCATGGGGTGTAAACGGTGGCGTTTCGGTACCGAAAGACAATAACGGCCTTGAGCTGGTTTATGTCGATGATCGCGTACAGGAAGACGGCAGTATTATCATCGAAACCTGTCACCGTCAGCATGCGCATTTGCCGGAACGTTTCCAGAACTGGCGGCTGAAAGAGGTCACCCCGAAAGGTGAGCGTATTTTTTACCAGGACGGTGAACCGTGTGACCTGCCGGAATCCACCCGTCTTGATGTACGCGTGGAAATGCCGCAGGGCTCAGTGTGGAATGTGAAGCAGCGTGAACTGGCCGAACAGATGTAACGTGAACAGGCAGAGCGTGAAGCTCAGGAAACAGCAGAGCAGGCCGGAGACACTGAGGAATAAAATAAAGCCGCACGGATGCGGCTTAAAATATGATAACTAGCAATATTAAGCATTATCTAAGGCGGCATTGCAGCACTCGAAGAACAGATGTCCAAATTTTGTTAGTTCAATAAACCACATATTATACTGGCCAGCAGTAATCCCTTTCCAGATATCCCAGTTTTCATTTGAATAGTCGTTACTATACTCCAGAAGTCCCAACTCATTAAGATGCTCAATATATATATAAAAATTATCAGGATAATAAAATTCTTCTGGTTTAAGTGCTAAGTCTAATAGTTTGGTTTCTATATCATTTATGGGGTATGTAACGTTACTCAAAAAGGCTTCCCTTTTTTCTTGATTTACCACATCCCAATTCTTTTTATCTTTGATATAAATTGAAGGTGTTTTTTCTGACAAACGTAGCAAGAAGAGCGCTTCATCAGAGGATAACTGCCCTATTATTGGTAAAAATGCTGGGTGTGCTTGATGTGTTCTGTCTGTGTCCATTGAAGCAGCTAATAATTCAACGTAAAGTTTTCCAACTAAAGATTCGCAATCATGATGTTTAAGTTTATCTGCAATATCCAAAACCAACCCCTCGGGAGGGGCTACCTGTCTTTCTTTGGGCACTTGATTTAACGCTTTGGAAAACCCTCTATCGACCCTGTCCTGTATATACGCTGTACACTGGATAGGGAAGGTAACAAGCCTGAGTGTTTTGGCAAGATCTTCGCCAAGTCGACCAAACTGTCTCAGCATTGGTTGAGAAGAATCACTATACAACTGAAGCCAAACTTCTTTAGGGATGGATTCCAATATTGCCATTGTTTCTTTTTCCAT